AATGTTTATCCTTATATTTACAATCTTGGGTGCGTTAGGTTTGATGGGCAATTAGAGTTACAAGAAAATATTTATCTATATGGCCCGGGGCAGGGCGCGGCTTTATTGTCTAATATTAAATCCAAAGCGGGTATTGACGTTCCTAGTTCCTTCTTTGATGACAAAGATATACGAGATGAGCCGATTGGGAGATATTTCAATCAATCAAGCTCTACAGCTATACTCATCTATGCATCTTCTCAACAGGATGCTGTTGAGACGTTGAATCGGCTATTCGGTGGATTAAGTGTTACAGACAATAATCCATTCTCAATTAACTCATGTGATGTTGGCAATAAAATTGAGAGTTTCTCTGAAGGAAAATATCATATTTCTAATTTTCGTGTAAACATACCGTCGCTTTTAACGTTAAATATTGATAAGTTGGTTTGCGAACGTCTAGTAAAAATATTATCGAAATCTGATAGGCGTGTTTTTTCAGCTCTTTCATTCATTGCTCATGGTTGGGGGAATGATAGTCGTGAGAGGTTTCTAAATCATTTTATAGCTCTTGATGCAATGTATGGTAATAATGTTGGCAACAAAGTTTCGATTATTGGTGGCGTTTGTCGTGATGCGAGAAATATTTTTGATGTGAGTTCTAAAATAGAAATAATTTACGATCTTAGATGCAAGTTTGTCCATGGAGATATTTCTATTTTGTCGGCGCATAGGAATTATCTAAATTTTATTGATCGCCATGGGTGCGATCCCGTTGAGTCTCTTTTTGAAATACTCAAAGAATGCGTTCTCAATTATCAAGGTGTGTATGAAACACCTAAAGAATATAGTAACTCTCGGACAATGGATGTACCCATTGAGCTTGTTGCGAATGTAAGAAAGATGATTGAGAGCATCAAAAGTGGCAAGTGAGGTGATAACGAAGCTTATTTTTAGCTATGCATCTAACATGTGCATGTATTTGCATCATTTTTTTAGTTCGGTTTTTGTAAGCAGGCTCCTGTACTGGCGCGGCTCGGGGTGACTAATGCAAGCGCATTTAAAGCGCCCCCTTAAGCGGGCAGGCGAGGCGGGGAAAGCACTGCGCGCGGGGTGCGTAAATGATTTAATTTATTCAATGATTTAGCGCGGTATTGTTTAGGGGGAACCATTTTTTTGAAGTCAATCAAGGTGGGATTAATGAATTTAAAAATTTTTATAGGATGCATGTCCGCTATGAACGAACGTTGCAACAGCGTCTTATGGACCATTCTATCTCCATATATATATTGTCAACAAGACGGCAGGCATATATCAAATGAAAATATAATTAATTTCTCATAATGAAACCCATTCAATCGATAGGTTCCATAATTTCCTCAAAGCTAGTAAGCCAGACAAAATCCCTAGTAAGTGTTTATCTATTCCAATTGCAGAATCCTCGAAGAATTAAGTCAGAAAACTGTTTATCAAACTGGTGGTACATTCCAGCAATCATAGCAAGAGTGACAGTATTTTTCATATCCATCAATGCATGAAGATACGCTATGCCTATTTATGTAGCACTTTCGTAAGCTTTGGCTGGGTCATATCTATAAGGGTTAAAGTATTTCGCTCTAAATTTGATATATCTTTCTTCTTCAAGGTCACCTCAGCACTAAGATTTTAAAATTGTGATGGAAGTCTAGCTTTGGTTAGTTCTACTTGAAATTTATGCGTACTAAGACCTAACCGAAGACCTATGTAATCAAATATAAAATATTCATATCAACTTCAATACTCTATTAACATCACTTAAATTTAACTTCATTCAAAAATGATTATCTTCCAATTTAAATTAGCCAAAGATTTTACAAAAATCTAGTCTGGATAACGCTTATAATCATACAAGCTAACTAATCTTTTATAGTCTGAAGGTAGAATTTCAAGAGCCTCTCCCTCTCTCAGATAATCGGCTACATTATCTAAATTTACATTACCTACGTAAATATTGTAGAAAAGGATGCGAACAGTTTTATAGGATTTAAAACCTAAGGATAATATTTCATCAACTGTATTATAGCCAAGCCTTTCTGAATGGTCTATTGAGTTAAAATAAGTAGTTAAATTTCTTATTTGATTCTCTTTTAGCTGTTCAATACCTTGGATTTCGTTACAAATGGCAGAAAAACCATGAGCCGTAAAGTACTGATTACGTGAAACCTTTATCTTATTCAATAACATAATCAATGCATCATTTCTTGAATCCATTATATCAAAATAGTTCATGACCATTTCTGAAGCAGATTGGTAATAATAGGTTATTTTCTGAATTGAGCCTACAGCCATAACTAATTCATCATTGGATAAATTTTCTAAATCGCCAACAATTTTTACTTTTACAGAGCCACCTTCTTTAATTTTTCTCATGACGCCTTCAACTTTCCTAATATCCATAGAAGATACTGGGAGCTTAAGTCCAATTAATTCATTAAAAACACTGCTGAAATTATCAGTCTTTATTTTGTTGATTTTTATGTTGCCAATGTTTTCAATAACTACGTCATGTTCTAAAACATCTAGAGAGTCACTACCTTGTTCACGTTCTATTAAAAGGAAATTTTTCCTGACTTTATTCGCCAAATCAGAATCCTTTGAAATATATGAAAAAATAGTTTTCAAGATATCCCTAATGTTTTCATCACTGATGCTATAACCGATGAATATAATTGGGTTGTGAATGAACAAAGAAATTAATTGTGCTCTAATTAAATGATTACTAACTCGGAATCTCTCATAATCTGAATCAGAAATTACAATCGATTCGGGCTGTGACACACAACCATGTATTTTATAAACAGAGCCATAGGGGTTGCTTAATAGAATATCGTTACCAATGATAGGTTTAAAGCCAATTAGTGTCTCAATGAATCTATCATAATTGGTTGTGATAATGGATCCAATGTTTCTGCTGGCTTTAGCAAATAACTCCATTTCTGTTGCATAATCTACATTGTCATTTGTTTCATGAAGATCAACAAGTTCAGATATAAATATTTTTATTCTACTGGCCGAGTAGTTTCCAGAAGCAGCATATTCATAGTATTTGTCATTTATTGATTTGAACTTTCCGTTCCTATCTGACTCTAGCAATCTGTTAAATTCATTTTCTATTTCACTAGCAACCTTTGGCAGATCAACCTCACCTAAAGAATTTGCATTTCTACCAGCTGAATCAAAATAGAAGTCATAGCTGCCCTTCATTTCATAAACAATTTTTTTTAAAAGTTCTGGCCATGAGTACGTGCCAGTCAAATATCGCCTACTAAACCCCGCTCCAACAAACACAACTGGATGATTTACGTATGATCCCATGAACTCACTAAGTTTCATCTATCGTTCTCCTTAGAACAATTTTTGTAGTTAAATCAACATGCAGCATCATTTTTCAAGCACATGTGATTTTACTAACTATCCCTATGCATCAGCTAATCGCATTTTGATGTTAAAGACGCAACTATTTGCGCTAGAACTTATACATCATGTCAGAATTTTACTCACATTTGACTCAGTAACGCTAATCAAATCAGCACATCCGGCGTTATCGAGAATTAAAAAAAGAGTCTTTGTAAAGACCTTCGCCGCTCCGCCTCCGCTCGATTAAGTCTCTGATTGTGTACGCAATCACCGCCTCTGGCACAAAGCAAACTTCCTGATACACATTTTTTATTGTCATACTACTCATACTAGGTGTTAGAGATAAAGGTGAGGCGAAAGAGTACAGTGTGCTTGCGTTGGTAGCATCTGGTCTTGGGCCATGAAAAAGCCGCCCGGAGGCGGCTGAGGTGGGTTATTCGTTGTCGCCGTCGAGGCTGTATTTCTGGAACCTGACGATCTCCTCGCCCGCCCACTCGTTAAGCTCCTGAAAGCGCGCCTGCAACGGAATCAGCTCATTTCGCACAAACACCTTTGCCACCTTCTCGACATCCCCGACAGAGCCCGCATTTTCTGGCTTGCAGCCCATCAGCTGAAACGGGATGCGGTGCGCATCGAGCAGGTCGCCCGCACTTACTTTCTTAATGTTAAAAAAATCGTCTTTGGTGGCGACTTCACTTAGCGGCACAATTTTTATGCCGTCGGCCTTTCCGTTCGGCGCGTAGAAAAACAGGTTCTTGAAATTGCCGAGTCCTTTCGAATCACGCATGGCCTTGCGCAGTGCCTCAACGTCGGTACTGCTTTGCGCCGCGTCGGTCACGTACATGATGTAACCGGCGTGCGCGCCGTTCTGGTAATACTTGCGGCGAAACAGCGTTGCGCTCTCGTTGAGCCAGGCTGAGTTAAGTGCGCTCAGGTATTCCGGCACGCCGTACAGCTCCTGGTTGATATCCGGCTCCAGCAGGTGAAACACCGAGCCCGGCGTAAACTGGTGCGGCTTTGTGAAGTTCTCAATATACCAGTAGGTGTCCTGTTCGACGCCGCGCCGGGTGTATTTCGCCGGGGAGGTTTCATACTTCACCGGCTTGCCTGTGACGCTCAGGCGCTCCTCAATAAACGCATTCCCGAACACCATGTAATCGAGCGCGAAGCGGCTGAAATCCTGCCGGGAAAGGCGCGGGTGCGGAATATAAGTCGACACCAGAATATTACGCTTTACGTAAATCGGCGAGCTGTGGTGAACGGCGGCGCGCATGCTTTTCGCCAGCCCGGAGAAGCTGACCGGCGGCTCGTACCACTGACCGTTATCGATGCACTCCACGTAATCCAGAATGTCGCGCTTATCGAGCACCGGCACCGGCTCGCCGAAGGTGAAAGCCTCCATGCTTTGCGCGGGCGCGGCGGTCTGCTGGCGCGGTTTCGGTGTGTATTTCTTTTTATTTTTGCTCATCAGTTGAAGTCCAGAATGGAGGATGACGGCTGACCGGTTGCGGCAGTCAGCGGTTCGTTAATCAGTACGTGCATGGTTGCCCAGGCTAAATCTGCGTGGCTGGCTTCCTCGGTGCGGCTGGCTTCGTAGGTGGCACTGCGCCCGCTGCTGGTCATGGTTTTACGAATCGACATAAACGACTGCGTGATGTCGGTTGCGCTGACGTCATACTCCAGGCAACCGCGCGTGATGGTGTCTTTTGCCTTGAGCACCATGGCGGTTTTCATTTCCGGGGTGTAGCGGATATCGCGCGCCGCCGGGTAGAACGAGCGAACGAGCTGAAACACGCCCTGACCGAGCCCGGTCGAGTCGATGCCGATGTATTCCACGTTATATTTTTGCGTAAGGGCGCGGATGGACTCGGCCTGGGTGGCAAAGTCCATGCCTTTCCACTGATGGCGCTCCAGTATGCGGAACTTGCCCCCGGCAACCACCGGTGGCGCGATAACCACGCACCCGGCACTGTCGCCCCGGTGAGACGGGTCGTAACCAATCCACACCACGCGATGCCCGAATGGCCGGTCAGCAAACGGCGCGTAGTCCTCCCACTCCTCCATGCTGTCGACCATGCAGCGTTGCAGCTCCTCAAACGGAAATACCGACGCCTTGTCATCGACAAACTCACACATAAACAGATTACGGAAGTCGTCCGCGCTGTTTTCCCGGCGCAGCGTGTCCAGGTCAAACAGGGTGCAGCCCCCGGCGAGTGCGTCCTCAATGGTCACAATCTGCCGCCACTGACCATCCGCACACGCCACACCGCGCGCGAGTGCCGCGTGACTGATATCAATCTCGACCCGCTCGCTGGCGCTGGCGCGCCCGCGGTTAAACAGGTCACCTGACCAGAACGGGTAAGCACCGTGACCGAGTGAGGACGGGGTCGAAAAATAGGTCGTGCGCAGGTGCTTTTGTGACGCCATGCCCGAGGCAACTTTGCGTAATTTCTGGAAGTTGGGTATCCAGAAAATTTCGTCGACATACAGGTCGCCGTTATGACTCTGCGCGGTGTTGCTGTTGGTGCCGAGGAAAAGCAGCTCTGCGCCGTTGTTGCCGATGACAATCGGGT